GGCCGCACGGTCGACGCCTGCCACGCTGCCGCATCCCAGCGATGAGGAAGATGCCGCCATGGTCCGGGCGATCCAAGTAGGGACCGAAGAGGAAGCCATCAGCGCCATCCGGAGGCTGCGCGAATCTGCATCCGCTAACGCGAACCAGATCGTCAGCACGGTTGATGAGCGCATCGGGTTTCTTCAAGCCTTTGACAAATTCCGTCATGACTACGCAGACATTATGGCCGATCCCCTGCTTACCAACCTCGCCTTTGCAATGGATCAAAACCTTATGCAGAACGGTGATCGTCGTCCTTACGGCGATCGCTACCGCGAAATCGGTCAATTGATCCGCACCAAAATGCGCGACCTGGCGAAGCAGTTCAGCACGAATGAGCAAGTCATGGAACAGAAAGCGCAAAGAAAGCGTGCGGCCCCCGCCGCTCCGCCCACTGCAGGCGCGAAATCCACCGCCACCCGCAGTGCGGAGGACGACGACGGGCCCGATGACGAGACCTACATCCGGCAGGAAGCCGCCCGTAGGGCTCGACACTATGGAGTCCAATAAATCATGGCAGGCCAAGTCTGGGCCGTGAGCTCGCTGGGCGGTTATCTCTACTCACGGCAACTCTCCAACGTATTGCGCATGGCGGTGCAACCGCTGGTGAAATTCCGCCAATTTTCCGACGTGCGCGATGCCTCCCAGCAGGGTCGCAAAAAAGGCGACACCTTCACCTGGGATGTGTTCTCCGATGTCGCGACCGCGGGCGGGGTGTTGATCGAAACCAACACCATGCCCGAAACGAACTTCACCATCACGCAGGGCACCCTCACCATCACCGAGGCCGGCAACTCGGTCCCGTTCTCCGGCAAGCTCGATAACCTGTCGAAGTTCCCGGTCATCGAGTTGATTCAAAAGGTGCTCAAGAACGATGCGGTGAAGACCTTCGATCGCCTGTCCTGGACGCAGTTCAACCAGACCCCGCTGCGCGTGGTGCCATCGGGCGGGTCCAGTGCGACCGGCGCGCTGGCGCTCACCACCAACGGCTCGGCCACGGCGACCAACAACGATCCGTACAACAACACCTATGCCAAGACGCTGGTAGACACCATGAAGGAGCGCAACATTCCCGCTTATATCGGGGATGATTACTACTCTCTGTCCTGGCCCACCACGCTGCGCGCGTTCAAGAACAATCTGGAGACCATCCATCAGTATTCAGACACCGGGTTCAAACTGGTGATGAACGGTGAGATCGGCCGCTACGAGAACGTGCGCTACGTCGAGCAGACCAACATCGCCAAGGGCATCGGCACGACCGGCATTGCTACATCGGCCGGTGGCGACATGGTGGCCTGGTCGAACGCCAAATCGGATTGGATCTTCTTTTTCGGCAACGACACCGTAGCAGAAGCCATTGCGGTGCCCGAGGAGATGCGCGGCAAGATCCCCACCGATTACGGCCGATCCAAGGGCGTTGCCTGGTACTACCTGGGCGGCTTCGGCATCGTGCACACGCTCGTGTCCAACGTGCGCATCGTCAAGTGGGATTCGGCGGTATAGGAGACGACCATCATGGCAACCAAATCGCAATCCTACGACCATCCCGCCTATGAAGTGGCCTTCCAGCAGCAGGCGGCCACCACCACGTTACTCGGCGCCAACACAGCAGGCATCAAATACTGCGCCTTCACCAATCTCATCATCAAAGCGGTCACCGGCTGGGTGACCACAGCGGGCACCTCCGCCGACGTGATGAACATCGTGAAGATCTCCGGCACCGCCACCACCACCACAGCGTACGGCACCCTCGGTTCCGGGGGCACCGGTGTGGTGTCTTTCAGCCCTGGCACCGCCAGCCAGGTCACCACCTTGCAGGGCGATATCTACTACGCCCAGAAAGGAACGGATGCCACCGGCACCTACACCGCGGCCACCATCGAATACGTGGTGCAGCCGCTCGCCAACCTGACTGTCTAGGAGAAAGGACCATGGCCTATAAAGGCAAAGCCATCACCAACCGCGATATCCGTACCAACGACGGGGTGAGCATTCCCAATCCGGGACGCGCCCCCGTGCAGCGGGGGCCGCTCGGCCGCGACACCCCCTACACCAACCAGACCGAGTTCAACGACGCCCTCACCATGGGCGATCGCTCGATGAACGGCGCCATTCCGGGCATGGGGTCCTGGCGCAAGCAGGAAAATCTGGATGACCCGGGGCTGGATTCCTCAGGCGGCTGGCTCTACAAGCAGGGCACGCCGTTCGGCGAAACCGCGCTGTTCAACCAGTTGCCCCCGGGGCAGGACATCTCGGACCAGAACTACGCCGCCATCTACGAGATGCGCTTGAAAATGGTCACCAGCATCGGCTACCCCGGTGATGGCGCCTTCCCGGTGCGCGACGTGCCCGAGTGATCGAACGGAGTGCGCAGGGCCAATAACCCTGCGCATCGCTTTGCATGCCTATTCGACAAGAGAAATTCCAGGTCAGCATTCCCACCTACGACGATGAGAACGGCCAGCAATGGGTGTTCCCCTCCGAGCGCTATGAATCCGATATGGACCCCGAAGCGGGCAACCATAAAGGCGTCTATCACAAGCGGCTCACGCGCAATACCGCGCATGGGCTGCTCGAGGATACCGTCGATCTGCCCGGTGATCGCGTATCGCGCCTGAACATCATTCCTCCGACCGAGATCCGCGAGCCCTGCATCGAGCAGAATCCGCCCGCGTTCTCGCGCCGTGCCGGCGACTCGGACGTATCGGGCTACGTCGCGCGCGCGCAGGCCCTCACCGACGGCTTCACCCACTGTCCGATGCTCGCCACCGACGACCAGTACACCGGGCAGCACGCCGATCTCTTCTACGGCACGCCGATCGGCACCAACGACATTGGGGACGCCTATGAATCGTTTGCCGAGCGCAACAACTATCTGGACAGGGAATAGCGATGAAGGCCTTCGATCGCAGTAAGCCCTTCGCCGAGATCCACGACGCCTCCGGCCGCTCGGCCCTCGAGCAGAACGGGCAACTCTATAACGCATCCGGTGAGCCGCTGGGACCGGATTTCCAACTGCTGCATACCCCGCAGCCCGAGCCGCCGCCACCGCCAGAACCGGAGCCTGAGCCTCCGGGCGATGAGGAGGACGAGAGCGGCACGCGCAATCACGAAGAGCACAGCGCGCGTCACGGCTGGCGCAAGGGCCGCCGATGATCTGGCGCGTGACCGATCCTCAGGGCGACGAGGCGGCCAAGATCCGCTGGGAGCTCCCGCAGTACACCCGCGGGGTGGTGCTCGACCTGGGGTGCGGCTCGCGCAAGGCTTTTCCCCATTTCATCGGCGTCGACAACGGCCACCACGAAGCCGCCTTCGGCATCCCCGTTCGGCCCGACGTTTACCTTCCATCCTGCGAACGTCTGCCGTTATTTGCCGATGAAAGCGTCGACGCCGTTTTTTCTTCCCACCTGCTTGAGCATATCGAGGACTACAAGCGCGCGCTGCGCGAATGGTGGCGCGTCATCAAAAAAGGTGGGCATCTCGTGCTCTACCTGCCGCACAAGGACTTCTATCCCAACATCGGACAGGAGGGCGCCAATCCCGACCACAAGCACGATTTTGCCCCCGAGCACATCGTCGCCGCCATGCACGAGGCGGCCTCAGGCTGGGACCTGGTGCGCAATGAAGATCGCAATGCCGAGCGCGAATACTCGTTCTTCCAGGTCTATCGCAAGCTGCACGGCAAGACCCAGGCGTTCAGCCACCGCATGTCGCCCCCGGTTAAAACCGCAGGGGTGGTGCGCTACGGCGCCTTCGGCGATCTGCTGATGGCCTCCTCCGTGTGCGCCGGCTTGAAGGCGCAGGGCTTTCACGTGACCCTCTACTCCTCGCCCCCGGGGGTCGATGTGGTGCTGCAAGACCCCCACATCGATGGCTTCTACGTGCAGGACAAGGATCAGGTTCCCAACGGCAATCTGGGCGAATTCTGGGCGAACGAGAAAAAGAAATTCGATCGCTGGGTGAATCTGTCCGAATCGGTGGAGGGTACGTTTCTGGCCATGCAGGACCGCATCCACGTGCATTGGCCCAAAGCGGTGCGCCACGACATGATGAACCGCAACTATCTCGAGTTCGCCCACGCCCTGGCCGAAGTCCCGCACCGCCCGCAAGTGGCGTTCTACGAGACCCCGGAGGAGGAGCGCTGGGCGCGCTCAGAGCGGCGCAAGCTCCCCCCAGGTCCGGTGCTCCTGTGGGCCATGGCCGGGTCCTCCGTGCACAAGGTCTGGGCCGGCATGGATACGGTGCTCGCGCGCATCATGCTCACCTACACCGACGCAAGCGTCGTGCTCACCGGATCGAAAGAGGCCACCATCCTGCAGGCGGGCTGGGAGCATGAGCCCCGCGTCGTCAAGACCGCGGGCAAGTGGTCGATCCGCCAGACGCTGGCGTTTGCCAAGCTCGCTGCCGATGTGGTGATCGGCCCGGAAACCGGCGTCCTGAATAGCGTGTCGCACACCGCGGGCATCGCCAAGATTATCTTCTTGTCGCACTCCAGTGCCGAGAACCTGACGCGCGACTGGGTGAATACGCAAGTGATGGTGCCCGATGCCAAAGCGGTCGACTGCTATCCCTGCCATACGCTGCATTACACCTGGGCGCACTGCCGCAAGCACGAGCAAAGCGGCACCGCCATGTGCCAGGTGAGCATCGAGCCCGATACGGTGTGGGCAGCGGTGAAGCGGGCACTGGCCGCACAACTGGAGGCCGTGGCATGAGCACCTCCGGCGTTTACACGTTCTCCACCACGCTCACCGATCACGTGCGCCACGCGATGTTGAACATCGGCAAGCTCGGTGAGGCGGAGGTGCCCACTGCGCAGGAATTTTCTGACGTGACCTGGAAGATGAATGCGCTGGTGAAGCAGTGGCAGGGCAAAGCGGATTTCGCCCCGGGGCTGAAGATGTGGACCCGGCGCGTCGGCGCTCTCATGCTGGGTGCGGCCATCAACAACTACGTGCTGGGGCCCACGCTCGCGCCCAATTCGCACTGGACGCTGCTGAATCAGCTGGTCTACACAAGCGCCGCCTCTGCGGCCATCTCCGGGGCCACCACGCTGACCCTGGCCGCCATCAGCCAGACCAATTCCGGGGTCACGACCACCATCGTGAACGGCTTCAACATCGGCATCCTGACCGCATCGAACGATCTGTTCTGGACGACGGTGAACGGCGCTCCATCGGGCAATACGGTCACCCTCGCCAATGCGCTGCCCGCTGCCGTGTCGGCCGCAGCCACCGTGTTCGCCTACCAGTCCAATGCGCAGAACCCGATCGTGGTCGACGCCTGGGTGCTGCGCGATACCGCAGGGGCGGACGTTCCCGGCCGCTTCATGACGCTACAGGACTATGCGATGCAGCCCTCCAAGGGGCAGAGCCAGTTCATCAGCGACCCGTACCTGGCGTATTTCGAGTACCAGTTGGCCGGCTCCAACTGGTTCCACGAGTGCTACGGCTCATCGAATGTCGGCAAATATGACGTGATCTGGTTCAGAGAGCCCATTCAAACGTTCGTCAATACGACGGATGCTCCGGAATTCCCCGACGAGTGGGTGCGCGCCATCGAATGGGGCACAAGCAAGGAGATCGCCCCCATGTTCAACATGCCCTGGGGACAGGACAAGGAATCGCTGCTGCAGGAAGCCTTGGCCTTTGCCCGCCAGAAAGACGCCGAGATCACCTCCATGTATTTCCAGCCGGGGATCGAATAGATGGCGCGCTTCAAGTCCCTGCCGCTCTTCGGTGAATCGACGCTGGTGGACGCGCGCACCTCTTCCACGCAGCGGCGGGTGAACGTGTTCTTCTATCCCAAGAAAGACGGCGACAAGACCAAGTTCAGCGTGTTCGGCACCCCGGGGCTGACCGCCTTCGTGCGCCTGGCTGGCCCCTCGGTGCGCTCGCTCTACGCCGCTTCCAACGGCACCAGCCTCTTTGCCGCTTCAGGCGGCGGGCTTTACCAGATCAACGGAGCGGGTGGGGCCACGCAGGTGGGCTCGATCAACCCGAATTCATCCTTCGCCTCGATGATCGATAACGGCACGCAGCTGCTCGTGCTCGACGGGGTGAACGGCTGGATCTATACGCTGGCCTCTGGCGCGTTCAACGTCATCACCAGTCCCAACTTCCCGCAGAACGCCACCTCGGCGGATTTCAACGACTCCTATTTTCTGGTGAACGACCCTTCGGTGCCCGGCCAGTGGCGCAAATCGGCTTCTTACGACGGCACCACCTGGAACGCCCTGGATCTGGGCATCGCGCAATCGAACCCCGATCCGCTGGTGCGCCTGAACGTGCTGCACGGCCTGGTGGTGCTCTTCGGCAGCCAGTCGATCGAGTTCTGGCAGGACTTCGGCACCTCAGGCTTCCCCTACGGGCCGATCGTGTCGGCCACCCAGGATGTGGGGCTCGTCGCGCTGCAGTCGGTCGCCTATTTCATGAACACGCTCGCCTTCCTCGGGCGCACCAAGGACGGCATGTACCGCGTCTATACGTTGGACGGCTTCAACCCGACCATCATCTCCACTCCCGATATCGACGACATCATCGAGGATTACGCCCTGGGAGGCACCACCATCGCCGATGGCATCGGGCTCACCTACTCGGTGCGCGGGCATCACTTCTACCAGTTGACCTTTCCCACGGCCAACCGCTCGTTTCTCTACGACGGCAACGCGCAGGTGTGGTCCGATGCGCAGTCGGGCATTTCCGAGATCCCGCAGCGCCATCTGGGGCAATGCTCGGCCTCGTTCCAGAATAACGTCTACATGGGCTCGAGCCGCACCGGCGCTATTTATCTGGTCACCGATGAGATCGTGACCGAAGACGGCGCGGCCATCCAGCGCTTCTTGATGACCCGGCACATTTTCGACGACGAGAACATGCTGGGGATCTCCGATGTCGTGCTGGACATGGAAACCGGCGTCGGGCTGCAGGCGGGACAGGGCTCCAACCCGCAGATCATGCTGTCGGTCTCCAAGGACGGCGGCCGGACCTTTGGGAATGAGCGCTGGATCTCGATCGGCGCGGTGGGACAGTACCTGGGTCCGCGCCCGACCTGGCGGCGCATCGGCGCCGGGCGCGACTTCGTGTTCAAGTGGAAGATGACCGACCCCGTTTTCTTCGGCATCAATAACGGCGCGTTCGTGCCCCTGCAAGGCCAGGGCTGATGGCCACGAAATCGCAGATCGACCGTCCCACACCCGGCAATATCGTCACGCAGTCGGGGCTGCCGGTGGTGTGGTTCGCCTCCTGGCTGCAGCAGGCCTACAAGATCCTGTTTTCCCTGCAGCACGCCGACACGACCGGAAATCGCCCCACCACGGGGCTCTATCCGGCCATGTTCTATTTCGATTCGACTCTGGGCAAGCCGATCTGGCGCAACGCCGCCAACTCGGGCTGGGTCGATGCGACGGGCACCCCGGTATGAGCGATGACGTTACACGCAGCCCATATGTGCCGAGCTTGGAGCAGATCCTTACGGTGCAAGCCGAGCTCGCGCGCCTGCCGCAGACCGAACTTTCGACCGAGCATCTATTCGCCGAAGGGCTGTACGTGCGGATCTGTCATATCCCGGCCGGTGTGATGTACACCGGCAAGATTCAGGCGAAAGAGCACATCTTCGCTATCTTGAAAGGTGCTACGCACGTGTGGACTGATGAGGGCATGCGCACTTTGAGCGCGGGCGAGGTGATCGTCGGGCAACCCGGAGCGAAGCGCATCGGCATTGCCCTGAGCGATTGCACCGCGATGACGGTGCATCACACGCACCTGACCGATCTGGATGAAATCGAGCGCGAATTGATCGTTCCTGAAGACCTGAAACTGTTCGATGCGCGTAATCGGCTGATCAGCTTGCCATCGCCCGATGAGGAGAAGCTGTCATGACCTGGGCTGCCATTGCTGTGGGCACTGTCGCTGCAGGCGGTGCGATCTACTCATCCGATCAGCAATCGCAGGCCGCCAAGAATGCCGCGCAGCTGCAGCAACAGGGGCAACTGGGCGCGATGCAGGGGCAAATGCTGCAGGGGCAGCAGACGCAGCAGCAACTGGCGCCCTACACCGCCATCGGCGGCCCCGCGCTCGGTGAGCTCGGCTACCTGATGGGGCTGCCGGGCTACGCCAATCCGACCGCCAATCCCTCGATGGGCCCGCAGGCCAGCAATCCCTCGGGGCTGCCGGTGAATCCGAAGACCGGCACGCCCTACACGCTGAATGATTTCATGGCCTACAACACGGCCGCTGCCCCCGGTGACACGAACAACATGCAGGACGCGCAGGCGCAGTACAGCCAGTACCTCGCGGGCGCCATGAATTCCAATCTGGTCAGCCGCGGGGCGGGCAATCAAGCCTGGTCGAGCATCTTCGGTGGGGCGCAGATGCCCGGTGGGGCACCGATGGGCGGGGGCCTGCCCGGGCAGCCCGGTGGCGCTCAGATCCCGGGTGCACCCCCTGGGGCTGCGACCCCCGGTGCCGGTGTGGGCATTGCCCCGACCCCCGGTGGCGGCGGGCTGCACGCGGCCTCGGCCCTCGGACCAGCCACGGCACGGGGCCCAGGCGGGGCGACCCCGCAGGCTGCAGCACCGGCTGCAGCTGCTGGAGGCGTACGTCCGGCAGGGGCATTCATGGCTACACCCCAAGGGGGCATGGCACCGGCTGCCGCGCCCGCTGCGGGCGGTGTGCCCCCCGGCTACATGGGCGCTATGGGCGCTCCAGGGGGCCCAGGAGCGCTCGGCGCACCGGGTGGTGCATCACCACCAGGGGCCCTGCCCGGAGCCTATGGCAGCCTGCTAGCGCCCTTCACCGGGGCTGATTTGCAGAACACCCCCGGTTATCAGTTCCAGATGCAGCAGGGACTGCAAGCTTTACAAAATAAGGCCGCCGCGGGCGAGACGCTGCAATCGCCCAATACCCAGGAAGCCTTGATCAATTATGCCGAAGGGTTAGCGGGCACCCGCTTCGATACGGGCTTTGCGCAGGATCAACAGCAGAAGCAGCAGGAATTCAACCAGCTGATGGGCCTGGCGGGACTGGGCACCGGCGAGACCAACATCGGCGTCGGTCAGTCGGCCCAGATCGGCCAATCGCTCGCCTCCGGGCAGATCAACATGGCCAACGCCGCGGCCACCGGGCAATTGGGCCAAGGTGCGGCCAACCAGAATCTGTATCAAAACCTTGCCAGCATTCCGGGAATGATGAGCGGGTTCTATAACAAGACACCGGCACCGGCACCGGCACCGGCGATCGATCCCACGACGACCGCTTGGATGTAAGCCATGGACCTGCCCGCACCCGGCACGACCTTTCCGATGCAGCAGGGCGCCGATATCGTCGGGGGCATGGAA